CCGGCCGCGGAGGTGTACTCCGCGATCGTGTCGGCCTCCAGCCCCGCCTTGAACCGCTGGAGGATGTGCCAGAGAGGCCCGGCGCTCATCAGGACACCACGGCGGTCAGGAGGTGGCCCGTCTCCGGCTTGGGCGCGGCGAACTGCTCGACCCAAACCATGTCCATGCGCTCCTGGTAGTTGCCGGGGAGCGGGTACACGTTCGGCGCGCCGTCGCGGGTGCCCGCGAGGCGGAACCGGAGGAGGGTCGAGTTCGGCGCCATCGCCACCTCGGCCGGGGCCTCGTAGTGCAGCAGCATCGAGGTCTCGGTCCAGATCGGCGACTTGCTGGCGGTCAGGCCCTCGCCCGCGGTGTTGGACACCGCGCGGCAGACATAGACGCGGTCGAGGCCGAGGTAGGCCGCCACCATCGCCTCGTCGGGGGACATCACCGAGTCACCGGCCGCGTTGCGGCGGTCGCGGAGGTCGGCGTTCTGCTTGAGCTTGCGAAACACCTTCCGGCCGATGGTGGCGCAGTTCGGCATGATGCCGCACACATCGGCCACGTCTTCGCGGATCTCGTCGACGTACTCCTGCGGGTTCGCCGTCGCCGTGTCGAACTTTGACGCCGCAGGCACCGCGGTGGTGTGGCTGGCGAAGGTGGTCGCGGCATCGAAGGCGATCGCCGCCGCCGACCGCTCGCGCAGGATCTGCGTCAGCTTGCGGAGTCGCATCGCGTTGACCTGGTACTCGTCCACGCCCTCGCCGGCCGCGAACTGCGCGTAGGTCACGTCGTTGTTAATGCCGCGGCCGCGCGGGCGGACGTGCCAGCCGTCCCGCAGGATGCTGCGGTTGCTGATCACGTCGGGGCGGTCCTGCCCCTGGGCGAGGTCGAAGTCGTTGTCGGACGACGCCTCGGCGAAGCCGTCGAGGAACTCGTGGAAACGGCCGGTCTTGGTCGTCACATCGACGGTGCGGAAGATCCGATCGGCCACGAAGTCCGCGTCGATCGGGCCGAACATGACCGAGAGCGACGCGAGCGCCGGGTTGGTCCGAAGGGGAGCGTTGGGAAGCGCCATTGTTCAGGCTCCAGTCAGGGGATCAGGTGGTTTCGAGGTAGAACGGGCCGAAGTTGACCGAGATCAGCTCACCGTCGGCGCCGCCGCTCAGGGCGTAGCCGAGGCACCAATTGCCGTCGGTGCCGGTGATCACCTCGCCGGCGGCGTTCGACATGACAGCCGCGCCGCGGGCGACGGTGGCGCCGGCCTCGACCTTGATCTGGCCGCCGATCTGCACGTCGGACTTGGACGCGGTCGTGGAGCCGTCCTCCACGTTGCTGGTCAGCACGCCGTAGGGCTGCTCACCGGCGCCGCAGATGTCGAGGTCGGTGTCGCCGTTGGCCTTGACGATCAGCCACTGCGACGACGAGAAGTCGGCGTCGTGCGGGAAGGAGCGAACGATGGGGGCAAAGGGGGTGGCGGACATAGCTCAGGCTCCCAGGTGGTCGCGCATGGCGGGGTTGGCGTTGACCTCGGCGAGCGTGAGGCGGATCGCCTCGCTCGCGCTCTTGCCCTCGGCCACCAGGGCCGCGGTGCGGTCGGCGATGTGCTGCTGGACATCGACCGCGGTCATGGGCTTGGCGTCCGCGCCGCCGTGCGTCGACTTCGCGGCCACGTTGTGCTTGCCAGCGGGGTACAGCTTCTCAGCCAGCTCCAGGCCGACCGACTCGCGAACCTTGCGGTACTCCGGGCGCTCGGCCGCGGTGATGCGACCGTCGGCCACCGCCTGATCGTCGAGGCGCTGCGCCTCGGCCTCGGCGTGCTTGTCCAGCTCGGCCTTTAGGCTGTCGCGCTCCTCGGACAGGCGCACGGCCTGCTCCTTGAGGGTGTCGCGCTCGCCTTCGGCCTTTTCGGCGCGCTCGGCCAGGGCAAGGACGGCCGCCTCGACGGCCGATTCGGCGGGGGACTCGGACAGCGCGAGGATCTCACGCGCTCGGACGGACAGCGGCATTCGCGGCTCCGGGGTGTGGGGGTCTTCGTGGTCGGAAGCTGCGATCCGCAGGTCCCGCACCATGGGCTTGTCGGTGAGGACGACGCCGGTGAGCATGTAGCCCTCGATGGGCTCGCCGGTGGCCTTGCTCTGCCGGTCGGGGTACGCCTCGATGCTGACGCTGAGCGCCTTCGCGTCGACCTTGCCGGCGTCGGTCCACTGCACGCGGCCGAGGAGGACGGCGCGGCCGTCCCGCTCCCCGAGCTTCGTCGCCATGACGTGCCCGCGGAACTTCGGCGACTCGGCGTGCTCGGCGGGGTCTTCGTCGGCGTCGGCGTGCGCGAGGTCGAGCCGGATCGGCACGCCCCGGGGGGAGCCGTCCTCGTTGGACCCGGCCCACCGCTCCGCGAGGAACGCCGCCATGTTGTCGGCCATCTGCTGCAAGTGCTCGCGGTCGACCTCGACGTACCGGCCCCCGCGCTTCTGCGAGTACATACGGCCCGCAGCTGCAAGCTCGATCCACACCGAGCCATCCGCGGCGCGGTCTCCGACCTCGGCGCAGGCGATCAGGTGAGTCAGGACGCGGGACGACATGGCCCAAGCGTGCGGGAGCGCGAGGACGCGCGGCAAACCGGCGCCCGTGAGGCTGGCGCTAGCGGTCGGGCGCTACTTGTCGCGATACGGCTTGATCCCGCGGGCTTGCCTCGCCCGGAGCACGCCGGTCCGGGTCGTCGGCGTCTTGCCCGCCTCGGCCAGCAGGTAGGCGGCGTCGTCGTCGCTGTACTCCCCGAGCACGCGCTCGCCGTTCACCCGGGGCTCCGGGCGGCGGGGTCGTCGGTCGCGTGGAGGCTTGACGGGCACGGCGCGAGTCTACTCCAGCACCGGCACGGCGTAGCACCGGCAGTTCGGCGGATCCCCCGGGTGGCCCTCGGTGATGTGCCCAGGCCCGTCGACGAGCCACCGCGTCCCGTCGAGGTCGAAGTGCTCGTCTCGGACCCGGCTGTCCCGCTGCGACCGCCACTCGTAGTAACGCACCCCGGTCTCTTGCATGCGCCGCCGGTTGATCGCTGAGGTCAGGCTGCCGAGCGTGTCCCCGGCCACGAAATCGGCGTCGTGACGCAAGTGCGACGCGGGGCTGCCGGGCTTGCGTGAACTCACCGCCGCGCGGATCTGCGCAGGCGTCAACGGCTCGGCCGCCTCGCGAGCGGCGCGCTCGATGCGGTCGGCGGCGTAGTTGAAGACGTTCCTGTCGATCACTGCGATCGCGTCCGCAAGGTTGCGGGCGAAGGCCGTGACGAGGTCGTCGGGGAAAGCGGCCGGTTGCTTCCAGGGAGTTGCCGCCGGAGCGTGGTCGTCGCTGCCTTCGCCGCGTCGCGCCCGTACTGCTCCAGCGCGTCGGCGCTCACCGGCTCGATCCGCCCGGCCGCCGACCGGAGCAGCGAGGCGACGATGAACGGGTCAGCGGTCTGCTGCAGCGCGGCAGCCAGCACCTCCGCAACCACCCGCCGCGCCTCGGTGACGCGCCCTCGGATCGCTGCGGCTAGCTGTCGCTCGACCCCGGCGGGGATCTCAGCGAGAAAGGGAGCGCCGGCAGGCCACCCCCCTCCTCGGCCGTCTCCAGCCGGGCGGCGATGCGGCCCATCCACGCCTTGCCCGCGTTTCCGCCCCACAGCGCCCAAGCGACACGGCCGGGGCTGGGATAGCCGGGCTCCCCAGGCCTGAAGCCCTCGCCCTTGCTGGCCTCCTCGTGGCGCGCGAACCACGCGGCCCCCTTCCGGGCCTTGTCCTCGGAGATTGGCTCCCCGTTGGCGAGGCGCCGCGCCCAGGCGACCGTCGCAGGCTGCAGCCCGTCGCCGCTGTGGCCTTCCTCGTGCCACTTCAGCCCGCGGCGCAGCTCGGAGCGGACACCGGCCGGGGCGGTCATGCCGCGCTCTGCGGCCTGCAGCGGCTCACTGTCGCCCTCGCCGTCGTCCGGGGTGTCCTCGCCCGCGTCGGGATCGTCCGGCGCATCCTGGGGCGGCTCCGGCGGCTCCGGCGGCTCCGGCGGGTCGTCGTCGTCGTCGTCCGGGTCTTCGTCGAGGTCCGCCGACATCGCGGCCTCGTCGCGGCTCGGCAGAAACGCGAGCTGCCCGCGCATCGCGTCCACGTCCGCCGGGGTCCACTCGCCCAGCAGCCCGTCGCGCTTCGCCGCGCCGACCGCCTCGACCGCCGCCTTCGGGTCCACCGAGCGGAAGCCGCGGTGTACGAGCTTGGGCAGCTCGCCCGGCGCCACCGAGTCGGGTCCCCAGTTCGCCTCGATCAGGAACTGAATGATCGACCGGCGGCCCTTCGACGGGTCGCCGTCGGGGTCGCGGTTGAAGGCGTCGCAGATCTTGCGGACGATCGCGTTCAACACCTTCTCGTGCTCGGCGCTGACCGACTCGTGCAGCGCCTGGACGCCGTGGTCTTCGCCGACGTGGAGGTGCCGCATACCAAGCGTCCGGGACACGGCCTCTGTCGCGTCCTTGACCTGCTGGCCGATGTCGTCGATCAGCGTCGGGAGGTGCAGCATGGTGATGCTCCACCCGTCCGGCGCCATCAGGTACTCGTGCGGGCCCGACGTAAACCGCTTGCACATCTGCGCGACGAAGTCGACATCCTGCGGGCTCGGCTCCCCGCCCCCGGTGTACTGCGCGAACGGGACACCCATCGCGCCCTTGCGGACGGCGACGGCGAGCATCCGCATAGCCACGTCAAGCAGCGTCAGCCGCGACACAAGCGGCCGCAGTTCGCCGTAGGGCGCGGGGTCGTCGGCCACCGGTCTCCACCGGAGATGCAGGACGTGCCGGGACGGAATCGTCTGCACGCGCGGGATCTCGCCCGGCTTGATGTCGCCGGCGGGCGGCTCCTGAGTGATGTTCCAGCCGCCGTCCTCGGCCTTGTCGTAGCGGCTGATGCTGACGGGCAGGATCTCGCGCAGCTCCCCGAGCACGGTCGCGCCCCGACCGCCGGGCATCGGGTAAACCTCGGTGCCGCCGCCCTCGGCGGGGACGTGCAGGACGTAGTTCGGGTCGAACGGGGTTACGACCTCGTAGACCTGCACGCCCTCAAGCATGAGCGAGGCCATCCGCAGCGCGACGGCGGCGAGGCCGGTCCCGCTGTACGACAGCACGCGGCGCAGCAGCACGTCCTCGACGAACGCCGCTTGCGCGCGGTGAATGTCCTCCCGGCCGCCCGGCTCGATCGCGAAGTCGCTGCCCTCGATGTGGTCGAGGATGCCGCGCTGCTTGACCTGGGCGACGGCGTCGTGCGTCCGCGCGTAGGCGAGCGACATCGACGTGCGGCCGTAGCCGTAGGCGACCTGCCCGAAGCCTCGATGCCAGTTGTCCGCGGTGAGCCGCTGGTTCGGATCGAGGTCCGGCATGCCAGCAAGCATCGTGACGCCGGAGTAGGACCCGCCCTCCCGGGCGATCTCCGCGAACATCCACCCGCGGCGCTCGGCGTCGGCCGGCGTCGTCTGGACGAAGCCGCGGAGAGTTCCCGCGTCGTCGGTGACGGCTGCGGCCTTGACAGAATCGGCGGGGGTGTGCTCGGCGGTCATGCGCGCAGCGTAGCGCAGGGGCGCGGAGCGGGGGTCAGAACAGCGAGCGTTGCACCGGCGGCGTCCACGCGGGCGGGTGGCTGCACGTCAGCCACTCCCGCTGTTGCTTGCTGAACGTCCGCTTCTGCCCTCGGCGCTGCGAGGTGATCTCGACGGCGTGCCATCCCTCGGTGGTCAACTCCGGCAGCGGCTCGGCCTCGCTGATGTAGACCCGGGCGCCTGCGGCGTGCCAGCGGCGCGCGAGGTCGACGACGGCGGCGCGGGGGAGGTCGTGCGCGTAGCCGGTGGTGTTCTGGTACGGCGGGTCGATGTAGACCACCGTGCCCGGCGGCAGGTCGACCGGTGCGAGGTCGCGGGCGTCCGTAGCGACCGAGGCGGGGAGGGTGGGGGTGGCCTCGTGTTTCGCCGCCTGCTTCTCGGGCGTCTGCGGCCTCATCCAGTCTACCCGGCCATCTCGCGACCGAATCTCGTTACCCTCGGCAGCAGTCGCAGCGTACCCCGCCCCGTCAGCGAACCCGTTTTTTCCGCCGATGGTCCACGCCTGCACGGCAGACCACCGCGCGACCTCTCGCGGATCGACGGCCACGGCGTCGGAGGCGACCGAGGCGGGGAGGGTGGGCAGGCAAGACATCTCAGGCGCTGGCTGGTCGGGCCGCCAACGCCGCATGATGCACTTCTCGTTGCCCTCGGCGGGCGCGAACCCGTGGCTAGGTCCCTTTTGCGAGAAAGAGCGGACGTGAAGCAGCGCCCACCGCGCGACCTCTCGCGGGTCGACGGCCACGGCGTCGGAGGCGACCGAGGCGGGGCACTGCACAGTGCCATCGAGTCGCGCAAAAACGCCTTCGATCGTTGTGCTTTTGTCGAACCCTGCACCCGTAGGGCCGCCGTTACCATCGCCCCGTAGCGCGTTCATCCGACCGTCAGCGCCGACCGCAAGCGGCTTTCCAGACGCCTGCGATCCCTGTAGCCACGCGACCCGCGTGTAGGCGTGCAGCAGGGCGCGGCACCCCGGGTCCGGCTCACACCACAGGTACCGCTCGGCGCCCTGTCCGGCGCGCAGCCCCATGACGTGCAGGATCGGCAGGGCGTAGCCGGTCTTCGATCCCATCCGCGACACCGGCGGCCGGGCGTAGCGCCCGCCCTGCAGGACGAGGGAAAGCGACGCGAGGCCGGCGCAGAGTTCGACGAAAAGGGGCGCTACCGCCGCCACAACCACACCGCCCGCGCGCTGTTCGCCAGTATCTCGCGTCGCGCCCGGTCCTCGTCGGCGTCGGTGCTGCCAGGAACCTCTAGCTTCCACCCGGCAGCGATGGCGCGGGGCACCGCGTCCCACGGTCGGGCGCCGATCTCGCGGGCGTAGTCGGTCAGGTTGCGGCGCTGCATCAGCCCACCACCCCGCAGCCCATCCACGCCTCGCACTCCTCCGGCGGCTCGACGAGATCGGGCGTGTCGCAGCCGGTCGCGGCGAGGATGGCCGCGACGACGACGGCGAGGAAAAGGAAGATGGTCGCTTCGTTGTCGGTCATCGGTCGGCCTCCGGGTCGCTCCTGCGCCACTCGTAGCCCTCAAGCGTCATGGCAACGATCCGCTGCGTCTGCATGCTCTCCACCGGGATCCGGCTTCGCAGCGTCTCGCGGCCGTCCGGGTGCAGCCAGTCCAACCACTCGCCCCTCGGCGGCCACGTCGCGCGGTCGTTCGGGTCGACCCTCGTCCATGGCGCGTCGTCCTTGGGTTCGTGCATCGCTTGAATCCTCCGCGGCTTTCTAGCCGCCCCCGAACCCTAGCACGGTCACCCCATGAGGTCGCCCCCCATGCCGTCGAGCAGCCCGCGGGGGTCGCCGGGGGGCCGGTAGGGCGTCGCTCGGCCGGGGCTCGACCACCGGACGACCGGCTGCCAACACACCGCCCAGTACCGCAGCGCGTCGGCGTAGTGATCGTGTACGCCGTCCTTGAGCGGCTCGTCGGCCCGGGCCTTGTCGCTGTCCGGGTAAACGTAGCCCCGCAGGCTGCCCACGATGCCCGGAGAGCGCAGCGTCGCGAGGTATCGGGGGTCGCGTAGGTGCTCCGCGATGCGGAGGCGCACGGTGCCGTCAGCGGCCCGGAGGCGCGCGCCGAGTTCGAGCACGCCGGAGCCGATGGCGATTTGCTCGACCCGCTTGGGCCACACCACGCGGCCGGTGATCGGGAGCGCGGCCTTGACCGCGCTTCGATGGTGGTCCAGGGGACCTTGTCCGACTTCTGGCGCCCCGCCTTGTCGCAGTAGACGTTGCGGAGCCGCCACCCGCGCTCCTTCAGCCGCGCGGCGATGGCGGGCAGCCACTCGGGGAGGTGGACTTGCTGCTGCACAAGCTCGTCAACGATGACCGACCCGTGACCCTCGATCGGGTTTCCTGCGCTGTCCCATGCCGTCTGCCGGTCTGCGATGAAGAGGCAGGCCGGGTGGTGGTAGCCAAAGTCAAGCGCCAGGTCGACGGTGTCCACGTCGCCCGGGTTGAGGTCTATGTAGTTGTGCTCCCCGAGCATGTCGTAGACGAGCCCGGCGAAGGTCTCCCAGCTCGCCTCGTAGTCGCGGCGGTACCACTTCTCGGGCAGCGTCGCGCGTGCCTCGGCCAGCTCCTCGGCCGGAAAGTACGGGTTGTCAGCGGTCGCCCAGGTGTGGCAGGACACCGGGCCGGCGACGTTGCGCCGGTCCCACCATTCCGCCTGGGGCCACGTCCCCGGGCGAGGGGACCCGGCGGCGACGAGCCACCCGCGGACCGACGCGAGCCGGTTCTTGAGCTGGTACCAACTCTCGCGCCGCCACGAGCAGATCTCGTCGGCCAGCGCCCCCGACACCTCGGCGCCCTGCAGGTTGCGCTCTTTCTCGGCCGTGCGGCGCTCTAGCTTGTGCCCGGTGCGGAGCCACAGCTTGCCCTCGGTCTCGTGCAGGATCAGGTCGGCCGCGCCCTCGTAGAGCGCCGCGAGGACCTCCTGCCATGCGAGGTTCGCAAGGCCGTAGGTGGGCGCGATCACCCAGTACAGCCGGCGGGGTTGGTCGCTCTCCATCGGGTTGCGGCGCCTCGGCTTCCAGCGCACTCCACCGTCAGCCGCGACATCGGCCGCCACGTCGCGCAGAAGCCTCATGCAGAACTTCCGCGCGGCCCCATAGGTCTTGCCCGACCGCACCGCCGCGAACGCAGCGACGAGCCGCGCGTCGTCCCGCATGAACCGCTCTTGATCGGGGAACGGTCGACGGGCCAGCGCGCGGAAGTAGGCGGAATGGACGTCGACGACTGACACGGGCCGAGCGTAGCCCAAGCAGCAACGCCAGCCACGAAGGGCTGGCGCTGCTCGGCGTCGGGCGGGGGGTCAGTCGGCGCGCGTCTCGTTCGCAGCCCGCAGCAGCATGGACCTTGCTGATGGCGCACTCTGGGCTGCTTCTAACGCCGCGACCAACGCCTCTGCTTCGGTTGGAAAGGTGGGCAGTACGATAGCCGCCAGACCCTCACGGCCAAATCGGGCACCTACACCCCAGCCTGACCCGGTGTGCATTGTGCTGGCGACGTAATCAGAGCCACGATGCGGCTCCCACGCCTCCCGCACCAGCGCGAGCAGACAGCCAAGCGTCGCTGGATCGGTTAGGTCTGGCACGTCCGAGCGTGAAACAACGCCCTCGTGAGTTGCCCCGTCTGTGTCTTCGTAAACGGCGGAACGACGCCCGTCAATGACCCGTGCCGGGTGTTCCTCGTTGCAGGAGTCTAGCGCCAGCATCCCCGGCATCCACCGCCAGCGCGGACAGGCCACGGCACGGCGGGCGAGGTCGGCGCATTTGGGGAAGTCGGCCATCACTCGCCCTCCGTCGTCGACCGCGGGGACAACTCCTTGCCGATCAGACGCAGGCAGGCCCGGCAGGTGACGACCGAGCGGTCGTTGGTTTGGTCGCCTCTATACGCGATTTCCTCCGCCCGCAAGCCGGAGCAGCAGACGGGCCAACCGGGGAGCGCAACGCGGACACCGGATCGGCCAGAGCGCGAGCGCAGCCCGCCCGAGTAGTGGATTGCCGCCATCACTCCCCCCCCTCGATCGCCACGACGAGCGCGGGGTTGATCGCGCTGATCGCGTCTCGTGGGTCGGTCATCGCGGGCTTACCGGGTAGTAGCGGCCTCGGAGGTCGCGGAGGTAGGTCAGCCGCCCGGCGACCGGCCGACGAGAGCGCCACAGCGCCGCCAGGAGGCGCGAGGCGAGCGAGGGGCGGCGAAGGTCCGCCCGAGTGCGGTAGCGGGTCACTGGCGGCCTCCCTCGATCTCCTCGGCGCGAGTCGTCGGCGTCTCGTTCGCAGCCCGCAGCAGGCGCTCGACCTCGCCGCTCAGCCCTCGCGGGCCGACCCGCTTCCGGGCGGCCTTGAGCACGTTGCAGTCGACCGTGAGGTGCACGACCTTCTTGGGGCGGTCGCCGGCGGGGGCGGAGCCTCCGCGGCCGGGGGTCTTGTAGCGATCATTCGGCATCGGTGTCTCCGGTCGTGTTGGTGGTGGTGGT